TTCGGTCTTGGTCAGTTTGCGCCCAGCGAAGACCACGTTCTTTTCGCCCGCGATCTTAACCATGTCGGCCAGCAATTCCTTCTTGCGCTCTTCGGCCCGATCTATCGCCTCGCAAATCTGGTCATATTCGGCCATAATGCGATGTGCTTCTGGCGTGTCGATGATCGGGCGCTTTGGCTCAAGATGGATATCAGGCATCTTGCGCTCGTCAACGTATTCTGCGTGAAACTGACGCAATGTTGGCAAAGAGAAAGCCTGCCACAATTCGTTAACCCTAACCACTTCCAGCATCGTGCCGTTTGGCGACCATTGGTAGAAATGCCACCACTGCCGACCAGTAACCCAGAGCGAGAACTGGATTTGATCGTAGTAATGCGGCTGTTCTTTCAGCGGCTTAAAAGCTGGCACTACATCTTTCCGCAAGCCAAACGGGCATTTGATCTCAAGCCCGCCATCTTCGCCAATCAAGCCATCTGGGCTGCATCCGGCCCAATGCTCGTAATTCACAAAGCCGATCTGCTCGACATTGTTGCCAGTTTCCATGACGTATTCTGTCAGTGCGCCAGCCTCGTTGCGCGTGCCATAGTCGGTGGCGATATTGCCTTCAAATTCACTGGGCGCACCGTGATACTCTCGCACCATCCGGCGCATTACATCGTCGCGTGTGGCGTAGGGCGCATGACCCAAGATAGCGCCCACGCTTGATGCCGTGATGCGGCCTGCGCGTGCTTCAAACCATTCTTTCGTGCGTTGTTCCATTTCCGGCTCCAATCGGTTAATGTTTGTTTGCCCAGCCCGCCGCCTGACTGCTCAGGTCTATTCGGCTCCAACCTTGACGGGCTGGGCGACCCATTCCTTAGAACGGGATTTCGTCGTCGGTCACTGGGGCGCGGTAGCCGCCAGAAGAACCAGCACCAAAGTCATCGCGTGACCCAGAACCCATGCCAGACGCGCCTGACGGCAACGGCTTGGCTTCGGCAATGTGGATGTCTTTCGACGCCTTGGAAGCCACCGCCGATACCCAGTTGCCGTGCATCATGCCGCCGTTGCGGGTGTCTGGCATTGACCACACCATGATCGTGCAGACCATCGGCTTGTTGGTCAAAGCCATCACCAGATCGTCAGTGCTGGGGATCCCCTGCTTTGCGGTCAGCTTGCCGCCAGCGTTTGCGTCGATTGCAGCCAGCATCTTGCGTGCCTTGTCGCGCTTGTTCTTGACGGCTGTCTCATCTTTCGCGCTTGGGTCTGCATCAGTGACCCACAGCTTGTGAAACACCTTGCGGTTTTTGTATTCATCGGGCGCAAGCACAGTCCAGCGTGCCGAGATGAATTCCTCGCCAGAAGGCTTTCGGTCCCATTTGATCTCATCGATCATGGCAAGGACGGAAGATCCTGCCGGGATCGGTTCGATATTGCCTGACGGCACCTCATATTCGGTGCCAGTATTTGCGGCGGTTTCGCCAGTGGACAAATCCCAGAAAGACATCATGCTTCCCCTTCGTTGATGGTTTTGGTTTGTGCAGGTGCAGCGCCGCCCAGAGACGGGATAACGCGTGCAAGCGGGTTCTGGCCAAGGTGGTATTCCAGCGGATCGGTGATCCCGTATCGGTTCTTGGATACGTTGGCCGCAGTAGCATGGACGACCATTTCCAGATCGCCAGTGCTGATCGCTTTCTTGCGGTCGCCTTCGTCGCCCTTGGTGTAGGTCACCAAACGCAGAAAGCCCACTACATCCACATCGTCTGTGTAGGGCGGCTGTGACTTAGGCGGCAAACGCAAGGTCCAGCGCATATAGTCGTCAACGTCGGGCAGCTTTAGCGTTTCGACATCGGCGTGTGCCACAAAGACAACGTGCATCCCGCGCTTTTCGTTTGCCAGCCCAGCACCTTTGCGAACCCGCTGGTGCATTGCCGATACAGCGGCAGTTCCAGCGCCGTATCCGCCAAGGGCTTGATTGATGCTCTTGGCTTTCGGGTCTTGCGCCAGAACATCTGCCACGAAAAGCCGCTCCAAAGCGGTCACGCTGTCGATCACCAAAGTCTGGTAGTCATGCGGTTCGTGGATGATGGCCGTGATCTGCTCCCAGAGATCGCCAGCCTTTTGCAAAAGCGGAAAAGCATCTGGCCGTTTGTCTGCCGGGATTGCCTGCATCCCATCCTCTGCACGGATAAAGATTGGCTTCGGAAATGCAGCAGCAAGGCTGGTCTTGCCTCGCCCAGCATCGCCGCAAATGGTCACTATCACAGGCCGATCAACTGGCTTGCGTGCTGACTCCATGATGGACATGGATCGTTCCTTTCATGTTTGGGGGCTTCCCCCGCGCCTAGTCGGTATAGGCTCTCACCCGACAAAGCAACTTTACTATGTGCAAATTGATAAGTAAACTGGCTTTTGTGTTAAACGCATGGGAGTTCTGAAATGCTTACACTAGACGAAATCAAGCGTCTCTTGACGGACCGCAGACTAGATATTGTGTCCAGATCGACAGCCATCAGCCGCAACACCTTGGCTGCTATCCGAGACGGCAAGAACAAAAATCCGACCCTGCGCACCATACAGAGGCTGTCAGATTACCTTAGCAGTGCTGGCGTGCAGTAATGGATTGGGATTTTCCTGCACCAGCACCAGCAAAGCCAGAGCCAAAGCCGCAGATTAATCTGCCACGGGTGCCAGACTTCATAGTGGATCAATGCTTGATTCACCTTGGTGCTTTCGCAAAGCAAGACCCAGAAGCCGTCGCATGGGCCTGCTACGATTGGCTGCAAATCAACCAAGCTGGTCTGCCAGTTTTGCCTTTGGTGGATGGAGCCGCCCGCGAAGATGCTCGTTTCTGGGCAGAGACGGCGCACCCAGCCGAATTGGAATGCTACGCCTTAGCTGCCATTGATCGTCTGGGCGGCATGGGCGGTATCGGCAGCGGTGGCTATGCACTTTTTGCCTCTCGGCAGATCAAGAGATTGGCCGGGGCGCTGTTTAAGCGAATGTCGCCATCTGAACAGGCGGCATTTTCAAAGTGGATAAAGGAACAAACTAATGAGCGCGGATGATTTCGCAGACTTTGAATCAGGCTACAACGGAGCAAAGTTCGGCGCACAGCCAACGGCAACCTATTCCGATGACTTCAGCGCAGAGGATTTTGCACCGCCAGCGCCAGAAGCACCAGAAAGCAACGACCGCTTTCCGCCGCCCTTTCCTCTTGACGGACTTGATCTGCTTACACCTCCCGGCTTTGTCGGTGACGTGGCAGCTTGGATCGACAGCCAGTGCCGCTTTCCCCGCCGCAGATTGGCCGTTGCATCCGCCATTACATCGATCGGCAACATCGGTGGCTTGCGGCATGAAGATGCCAGAGACGGCGTGACGGCCAACCTCTTGGCTTTCTGCGTTGCAGCATCGGCCACTGGCAAAGAAGCCGTCATGCAGGCAACCACCGATCTGCACATTGCGGCTGGTGTTCATTATGCTCTGCAAGGCGGCATCAAGTCCGAGCAAGAGATCATGCGGAACTTGATAGAGCATCAGGCCGCATACTACATCATTGACGAGATCGGGATCTTTTTGATCAAGGTTCGCAACGCCCAGCGCCGTGGTGGTGCGGCCTATCTTGAAAGCGTGTTCGGCGCGATCATGTCGGGCTATTCTAAAGCCAACAGCCGGATGCTTCTGCAAGGTGATACCAAGCGCGAACTGCGAAAGCTGTATGGCGCAATCGCAGCCAAAGCAGAAGATGATGGGCGCACAGATCAAGCCGCCCGCGCACAGCGGATGCTTAGGATGATTGACGAGGGTTTGGATCGGCCGTTTTTGTCCGTGGTTGGCTTCACGACACCCGGCACCTTTGACCAGATTATGGATGGTGAGACAGCCACGCAGGGCTTCGTAGGCCGTGCCATCATCGTGTCAGAGACGGATAACAACCCAGAAGAAAGAGACGCATTCCGCAAAAGGCCGATGCCAGAAGGCTTGGCTATGAAGCTGGCTCAAATCTTTCACGGCGGCAACTTCGACATCATGAACACTGGTGGTCGCATCGAATATTCTGGTGACAGAGAACTGGTACGCACAGACGATGACGCCAGCGAGATGCTTAAAAAGGTCAGCAAGTGGCTGCACTCTTATGCAGAGGAGATGGGAGAGAACACGGGCGAGGCTTCCGTCGCCATGATCCGCCGATCCTATGAGATCGTAGCCAAGATCAGCTTCATCTTGGCCATACCCGGGTGCCGCAGAACGGCAGAGCATGTGCGCTGGGCCTTCGCTTATGTTCGTGCCGAACTGGATGCAAAGATCAAGCTGGTCTTCGCCAATGACAACAGTAAAGAGCGTCCAGAGGAAGCCATTGCCGCCCGCGTCATTAACTACATCGACCCAGAAAAAGGCGCATCGACCAGCGTTCTAGCCAACCGCATGAAGATCAAGCCAGACAAGCTTGAGCCAGTTTTAAGCAAGATGGAAGCAGCCGGGATGATCCGCAAAGAGCGCGGCAAGAAGGCTTGGAAGGGCAAGGTGTCCGACATTTGGATCATAGCTTGATGGCAGAATAGGGTTGCCGACCAAGGACGCGCTTTCGGGCGCGTTTTTTGTTGATACGCCACAAGGTTAGAAAGTATCGGCCATGTTATCACGCAAGATAACATTGCAAATTATTGATATTGCTATAAAAAATGCCAATCTTAGAAAGTTAGAAAGAAACCCCCTCATAAGACATATTACGACCATAAAGATGGCCCCTATAGGGGTAAAATCTCATAGGGTATATATATTATATATATATATAATTTCTAACTTACTTAATTTTACCAACAAACCCATACACTTATGAAGTTAGAGCCGCCGATAACATCACGTGTAAGTTCTAACCTTGGCAATGATTTCTTGATTGACGTACAGAGTTGCTTCACCATGCCTGCGCGGAGAAAAGCATGAAAGAACCCACAGACATTACTGACCTACATCGTGGAATGTTCCCTCTGGCCCTGCATGACGCAGAGCGAGGCGACAGGATCATCTATCACATTGGTCAGCATTGCGGTGGTCCACATAGGCTTGATGCAGCAGCAGCGTGTGAGGCTGGTCTATGCCTGTTGTTCTGCAAGAAACACGGCGAAGGGTTGTTCGCCTATCT